CCAAACTGCCTGAATAATAACCGGTGGTCGTGGTGCCAAGCTGTAGTTCGAGTGCCCCGCCAGCGGACGCAACCCCGCCGGTCACGATGATCTTATAGGCGTCATAATCCGCGCTAAACGCATCGGTAACGGTCACATCCGTTACCGCTGTACCGATCGTTTGCGTCTTGACCAACCACAAACCGACCGCGTCCATGTGGGCGGCGGTCAAAACCTGACCTACAGCAAAATCGGGGGGAGTAGCCATAATCTCAGAATCCTAACTTATTCTCGTCCAACTTGCCGAAGGTCGGATTATCCAAAATCAGATACGCGTTCCGGTCCGCCGACGAAAAATAGAACGTGTACGACGACTGCTCTGGCGTCGCATTCACCTCGATCCCCTCAATAATCCCGACATAGTCGGTGCTGCGGAAACGCACAGTCACCTCATCACCAATGTCCAGATAGGTCAACCTGGGCGCGTTCTGCGCCTCAGCAATACAAGTAATCGACGAAATATTGATACCCGGCGAGCTGAGAAGATTCGCCAAATACTCCGCCAACCCCAACGCCTGAGATTCCGACACACTCTGCGTTGTCACCGAAAACGACCGATACGGCTCCGATGCCCCGATCGCCACAGCTTCCTGCGCCGTCAACCCCTGCGGCTCTACAACAATCTGCGTGAAGTAATCTTGCGTGCTCGTTGTAAAGTTCAACTGCGAATACACCTGATGCGATGCATCGTTCGTTTCGTCGGAAAAGTTGTAAGACGACAACCGAAACTGGTTCCGGCCACGGAACTGCAACTGGCCCTGAGTATCGGACCACAAACGCCCCTGCTCCGTCGCGGCGATCTCATTCACAATCTCGATCGCCGGCTTCTTCACATAGGTTTGCGCCGAAACGGTACTCAGCGCGATACCACCGGCAGGACCGCTCGAGGTCGTATTGATTGAAACCAAATCCTCAGGCTGAATCTGCAAATCCTCATACAACTCTTTCAGCGCGTCACCGGCGTTCTGCTCACCCTGGGTGTACGACACCAACTGCGACCCGTACTGACCAAACACATCCACACCGGACACAGACAGCACATCCCCCACCTCAAGGTTGAAATACGTCCACTGGGCATCGTTGATGAACCCGTACCACACGGAATCCTCAGGATCGGTGCCGCTGTCCACCTCAATCTTCAGAGCGTTACCCAAGTTGATCGAGGTCGACGGGTTCTGGCACGTCACCGTAAACGTCCCAGCAGCAAACGTGTCAAGGTTGCGATAACGACCACGGAACGTGCGGAACGACTGCACGTTGTCGATGGTGTCAGTGCCCAACGTGGGAGAGATTCTCTTGACCGTGTAGGTGTACGCAGGCATGACCTTTACCCTGTGATGCGAATCGGGATCGGACCAGTGTTCGCCAAATACTTTCGCAGAGCTTGAACAACAGCGTTCGGATCAGCCCCCTGGACGTTGATCGTTACATAGGTGTCGCCACCGCCGCCCATGCCGAACTCGCCGGCACGATCCAACGGCACCACCGCCTCCGGCCCCGATTCACCAATCACAGACAACGTCGGTCCAGACACCACACCACCGGAGCCGAGGAACGGCACAATGTTCCGCAACCCACCGATCGCACCACCAATGATCCCAGTGGCAGGGCCGAGCAAACCGCCACCCAACAAACCGCGCAACGCCCCACCAGCGAAACTCTTCAATGCATTCAACGGTCGTTGCATCTGATTCCACAATGCGCGGAATGCGTCACCCAGATTCCTCACAGCTGCGACCAGCACAAAAGTCAAACCCTGTGCCGGCACAAACAACACCAACAACGCCTTCATCACATTCCTGGCCGCTTCAGAGCGTTGCCACAACGTGTAAAGCGCGGCACCAAGCGCAATGGTTCCCAACGTGTAGAGCGTGATCGGGTTTGCAGACAGGGCGAAATTCAGACCGACGATGGCGGCGGACAGGACACCGACTGCCGCAGCAACCTTGGTGACCAACTCCGGGTTCCTGGAAGCCCAATCGGCGAAGCGTTGCAGCAACGGCAACAACCGCTCAAAGATCGGCAACAGGATCTGTCCGACCTGCACATTGAAGTCCGCCATCTGGGCGGTCAACTGCTTCTGACGGTTCGCAAACGAATCAGCCGTCCTCGCCGCATCCCCCTGAGCGTCCGTGGACTGCCGGAAAATCGCTGCTCGAGCAGCCAACACCCGCTGCTGCGGAGTCAACGCATCCTTCGTCGTCTTGATCAACCCAAGCCGGAACGCCTCCTCCCGCAACGTCGCCTCATTCAACAACACACCAAACCGGCGGATCGGCTCCGACTCCCCACGCAACGCCGCCCCGATCGCCACAATTGCCTCGTCCGGAGAAGTGTTGAAAAACGACGCAAAGTCACCGGCAAGTTTCACAAAGTCAATCGAGAACGTCGCCAGATCATCCCCAGCCAACCCCGCAGACTTGCCGAAGATTGCGAACGTGCCGGCGGCATCCAAGGTGGCTTTCTGAGAGATACCGAACGACCGGGCCGTCGTCTCAGAAAACTGAAGGATCGTGTCGGTCACATCGCCGAACAACACGTTCGTCTTTGAGATTGCCTCGTCCATCGACGCGGCAGCCTGCACCGACTTGTTCGCCTGAAACGCCAACCCAGCCAACGCAGCCGTCGCCGGCACCACAGCCTTCTTGACCAACCCCTGAAACTTCTGCCCCAACGTTTCACTGTCCTTACCGACAGTCCGAAACGCCTTCGACAAACTAGAGGCATCACCCAGAACCTCAACGGTAAGTTTCCGTGTTCTTGCCACTACAGCCTGCCTTCAGGAAACGCCTTCGCTGCGACCTTGTCCAGCTCATCGGCGTACAAATCAATAATGTTCTGCGTCTCCGCACGCAATGTCGGAAACAGAAAATAGCCGGTGTTCCCCCCACCAGGCTTCCGCCATTGCTTGAACTGGCGAAACCCCAAATACCGTCCCGGACCGGCCCATCCCGCCGCGCGACGTTCCGACCGGAGAATGTTCTGCTTCGCACCGAACTCCGCACCGAAAAAGAACGGCATCTTCGCGGACCCACCAGACACCTGCGCCCGATTCACCGTCTTTGACGCCCGCAACGACTCCGCGGCTCGAGCCTGCTGACGACCGACTGTCCCCGCTCGAGCCTGCGCCCGCTCAGTCACGAACCGTGCCACCTGCCAATTCGCTTCCTTCAACAACGCTGAACCATCAGGACCAGCCTCGGTGTCAAGCCGGCGCAACTCGCGGCGCAACTCAGCCAACCCCTTCACAGCAACCGTGGCGGAAGATTTCATTGCCATCGTCGCTATTTCCGTTTCGCTTTCTTCGCTTCGTCGTTCCGAACCTTGATCACATCAAACATGGCCTCCAACATCCCCGGAGGAGCATCCAGCAAATGTTGCGGCGCGATGCCGGTTTCGACTGACAACGCGGCGATGGCGTATGTCAGCCAGTCACGTCGAAAGGGGCGGCATCATCCTCGATGTCGATCGTGTCAATGTCATCCAAGTACCCGTCGAAGGGTTTCACGACGTGACCGGCGGTGTGTTCAGCCTTCCAACCCAACCAGTAAAGATGTTCCATCTTTGGGTCGCGTTCCGGGTTGAACGCTGATCCCATCCCGCATTTGAACTCCCGCTCGAACGCCACGATGACCTTCGGGGTGATCGGGACAGTGCGGACAGTGCCGTCAGTTTTCGTGATCGTCAGGCGGTGCGCAGCCATGATCAGGACAGGTTCTTCGTCACCGCACCCGACACGGGCCAGGTCACATCAGCGGTCAACAGGTCACCAACGGAACCGGAAATCGGTGCCCATTCGGTCACCAGCACAGTGAACTGGTACTCCGGGTTGGTGGTGATCGTGGTCGAGTTGACAGCCTTCACCTTGATCTCGGTGGTGGTGCCGAGCAGAGGGTAAATCGTCGCCTCAACCTCACCGTCGGCGAAGTCCTGATGGAACGACGCGGAGAAGCTGTGGTCGCCGAGGCCGGCAACACGGGTACGGGCCGAATCGCCGAACGCGGTCGTCTCAACCTCGTCAAACGACATATCGAGGGACACCTGTGCGACACGGTCCGTCAGATCCACCGAGTTGATGAGGATCTTCGGGTTTGTGAGGACAATCTTTGCCATTGGGGGGTTTGCTCCTTGGGTTGGCCCCTACCGGGGACGCTTCATGTTACAACTTCACGCATGAACGATGGCGGTGAAATCCACCGTCACATACGCAACTTCGTTCACCGTCAATGCTTGGACGTTTCCGCCACGATCGATGATCGCCTGCTGGACCGCACCGCCCAACGACTTGTCCGCCTCCACAGCGGCACGGACTGACTGGGTGCCAGAATACGCCAGGAAGGCGTCAAGTTTCTGTTGTGCGACCCGTTCGGAGGCGCGGGCCACGATGACGGTGATGGTGAACTGGTACAGCGGGTCGCCACCGGCGAACGCCTGATGGTACGTCACCGAGTCGATTGAGATGACCGCGGTCGGCGGGTTGATCTGGTCCGGCAGATAGTCGACGACACGGAGTCCGGGGATCTGCGCCAGTTGCGCTTTGAGGCCGGCGGCAGCTTCGGAGACGGTCGCGGCCATTAGGCGACCATCACGGAGTTCAGGCGGTAATCCTCCAACAGCCCGACAGCGGTGGGGTGAAGGGAGGTGCGAAGCCGGATGATGCCGGTTTCGGCGAACGGCGTCGCACCAAACGGGGCGTCAACCGACTTGAACACATGAATCGTCTGGAGGATCGTGGCCTGCTTCACTGGGTCGGGGATGGTGGACCAACCCCAGCGGGCGGTGATCCGCACCAACGCCTGCCCGTAGTCGCGGGGGAAATACAGCGACCGGATCGCACGGATCGTGGTGTAGGGGCGATAGGAACCGTTGATGAGGCCGTTGAGCGGCTCGAGCTGGTAGTCGGCGGCGGTCCACGTCTGGGAGAACGTGCCGGTGGCACCCGGATCGGTTTCCACAATCAAACCCGACGTGGTCGAGATGTCGTCGGTTTGCACCAGGTATGGGTTGTCGGCCACATAGACGCGGGCGGTGGCGGTGGCCGCTTGGACGAACACCCGGTTGCAATATTCCTGCACCTGACTGGTCGCAGCCGACAACGCCACATCAATGCGGAGGTCGTCGACCGCGTCCTGAATCCCCAACGCGGTTTTCACGTCCTGACGGGTGCAAATTGCCACAGTCGTCTCCTAGCCCCGCTGAGGGGTTCGCCACCAAAAGAAGTGCGCCACCAGCGCAACAACCACCCATTCTGCCCCAATATGGGTTGACGCTGCCACCGCCATTGCGGGGCCGGCAGCATGGGCGACAAGGCGCACATGATCCGTCGCGGCGAGGAGCTGGAGGTGCGCCACAACGAGGACGACGATCAACTGCCACGGTGCGTCATACAGGCCCACAAGGGTGACGCCGAACGGGGCGACGAACCACCAGGCGTCGCGGGCGTGCGGAAGATGCCGAGGCCACGCGGTCCGGATCGGGTGATCGGCGATCTCTTGGAACATGGGGCCGAACGGCGACGGACCCGGTCGGGCCACGATCGCCCGCACCGCCGGGGCTGCGAGGGCGATCAGCGGGATGGGCGACATGACCCACAGGGCAGGCCAGATCGGTGCGGATTCTTTGATCATGCCCGCCACGGTGAACAGGGCCACGGCGAGGGGCCACCATCCGTGCTCGAGCGCAGCCACCCCGAGGAGGTTCAGGGCGGTGGTGGGAAGATCCACTCCGACGGGGATCACCACGTTCGGGCCGAGGATGCCGGGGAGGCCGACGATCAGGCCGGCGGCTAGCACGGCTTGGTACGGCTCGTCGCCGGCTGTGAGACGCCACCAGCCCGCTCCTAAGGCGATCAGAGGCCACGAAACCGCCCAGATGGCCCACCACCGCCACATGACGTTTCGGCACGCCCACGGAAGCAACCAGCGCAGATAGAACGGGCGTGGCGTCGGCTTCCCTTCGACCATGAGCCACATATGGGCGGCATCAGGGCCGAGGGATATCTGGCGGCCAGTCGAGGTCAGAAACATGAACATCAGTCCTCCCGATGGTGGTGGTGGTAGGTGAACGCCGGGTTCTCCCAAAATCCACCGGGCAAATCGGCCACCTTCAGGTCGTACAACCGGACGATGTACGGGAAGGACAGTTGATCTTGGTAGGTCAGGGTGTCGTTGTGTGCAAACCACTGTGCCGCCGCGAGCCGTGGTCGCACACCCGCCGCCCACCCAAGAATGCCCGTCTGCCACAAACCGCCGTGCGGTGGCATCTTCCGCCGGCGCAGGAAGTCCATCTGTGCGCCGAGGGGCTGTCCGGCGTACTTCAGCAACGGCACCGAGGCGGCGACCTCCTCGTACACACAATCCCGGTGGATGTGGCGGAGCAGCGCAACATCGTGCGTTTCCAACAGCTCCTCGATCTGGATCAGGTACTCCAGGTCACGCCACTGAATCGACCCATCCAACCACAACGCTTTCCCGTCCGTCGGTGGGTGGCAACGATGCCACTTCGCGGACAGGCGCGGATGATCAAACCGGCCCGCTTCCCATCGCACCTCCCACCCGTTCGGCTCGAGATTGGGGTTGTCGGTGAACGCCACCCACTCCACACCCGGCATCACAGGGTGCGGGTGGAGGTTGTCATAGTCCCCATAAATCGCCGTGTAGACGATCATCAGCTGAACTGCTTCAACCGCTTCTGGAACAACTTCCGATCCTGCTCCGCAAACTTCGACCCGACCTCATAGACCTCGTCCTTGGCGGCCTTGCCGACCATCGGGTGAAAATGCTCCACCTCCGACGCCAACGCTGCCTGAAACTGGCGACGCTGCTTCGCCGCGGTGATGATCTCATCGTCAACGAACCAGTGCCGGTACCCCTCATGGCAGATCACACCAGGACCATCCCACGACGCACCCACCTGATCGATGTAGTCGCGGCGGATCAGCGGGTGAGTGGCGTGTTCCCCGCGCATCACCCTCGGGTTCGCCAAATCGTTCGTCCCAACAACCGACACCTGATAGCGGCGGGCAATGTCCTGCGCCTGATCCAACCACCCCGGACGGAACCGCACATCGTCACCGACCAACAACACCCACGGGGCATCAGACTGGCCGTAGGCAGCGTTGACTTTCTCGGCGAACGTGCCGGACTTGAAAAACACTCGGCCACTCAACTCGGCAACCAACGCAGCCTTCACGCCATCGTCCTCATTCAGCACCCAGGTCGCCTGCGCCAACCCGGTCGATGCCACCAACGACTCCATCAACGGCACCACATTGTCCATACGACCCGGCAACGACGGCACGATCACATCGACCCGCTCCTTCGCCGGCGGAGCCACAAACGACGCCCAAAAATCCGACTCACCCAACCACAACTGCTTCAGATGGGTGGTGCGAATCCCAGTGTGAACATGCAACGGAATGTCCAACGCCTGCGTCCGAACAAAGAACGAAATGTCCTCACCCATCACCGAATCATCCGTCCCCGTCACACGGGTGAACCACGTCGGCCCGTAGTTCTCCAACACCAACTCGGCAACGCGGCGGTGGATCAGCAGCATCGCGGCACCGGTCGCGGCGCACTGCACCAACGAATTCACCGGATAATGCGCGCGCCCCGTGAACCGCCAATGCCCGTCATCGTGCTGGATGTAGTCAAAGATCGTCGGGCGAGGCACACACCGGAACCCGTGCGACCCATCATCGAACGCTTCACGCTGCGCGAAACACAACCCGCCCACAATCGGACGCTCCACCGGATCGGCAACCGACAACAACTGGTCCAACACCACCGGCTCGAACCCCATGTCGGCGTCGACCATCAGCACCCACTCGGCGTCCGACTCCAACAACGACTGCATCAACTTGTTCCGACCCTCAGGCAAACCTCCCGTGGCGCACTTCACCGACGACCACGAATGCAACCGGTGACCATGCGACAGGT